TCAACCGAACTGGATGAGGGTTTTTCCGCAGCCTGCTAGGTTGACCTCAGCCCACGTCATGCCGCGGGTTTCACCGGAGCGTGCCGCTGTGAGGATCGTAAACTCAAGCGCTCGCGCCGCTATTCCGGCACGCTGACGCAGGCTGGCAAGGAAGTCGGCGACTTGCTTGTAGGGCAGGGCGGGATGGTGCCGCACCGCCTTCGTGCTCTTGGGCAGCAGCAGCTCCAAGTGGCCACGACTGCGCGCGGGATTGTCACCGTCGCGCAATCCCTTGACCTTGGCGGCATCCAGCACACGCTCGATGCGACCGCGCAACCTGGAGGCCGTCTCACGCTTGATCAGCCAGATGGGCTCGAGAACGGCGACGATCTGCTCGGTGGTCACGTCCGCAATCGGCATCTCGAAGAGCGGCTTGGCATAGGAATTGAGTGTACTGCGCCATTGGGCCCTATGCTTGGGGTTTTTGAATCCGTCCTCGATCGTGTCGAGCAGTTCCATGGCAAAGGCACCAAAGGTCACCGCAGGAGCCTCGACGACCGGCTTTGCCTCTTCCTTGACCTTTAACCGTTCGACCCGTGATCAATGCCTTCAACCAGCATGTCTCGGATTTCTTCGGCACGTTCGCGGGCCTTCTTCAATCCGACGTCCAGAGCCGAGCCTAAACCGAGTTCGATTCGCTCGCCGCTGCCGGTGCCCTTGATCTTGCGCTGACCCTTGGGCTTGAGCGTGCCGATGAAGATCCATGACCGTCCACTCGGGCGGATACGCAGATATAGGCCACCGCCATCGCCATAGATGCCGGGCTTCTTTTCCGACTGAACACGCCGATCTGAAAGTTTGTTACGCGCGTGCGAGGGCATTGAGTCGGCTCTTAGCAGGCGCTGAGAAATCCGACTAGCCATAGTTTTGGGCGTAACCTTTGCACGGCTTTCCACGATCTTTGGCGAACGCCGGCAAACGCAAATCCACGTGAAAGCGCAGAATCCCGACACTTTCAGTCATTCGCAGGAGTTCGTGAGAGGCCGTACAAATGTAGGCCCTGGCGGAGCGGGAGCCCGTCACAATAAGCCCTGAAACCCTCAGCTTTCCGTCGATGTTGGCGAGCGGACTTGCAGTGATACCCCGACCAATACCCCGAAGCCATTTTGACTTATCAACATCAATGCGTCGTACCGGCCGACGGGCCCATGATCTCGGCGTGAAGCTTTTGTGCGGCGGCAAGTTGCGCCTCGGCATATTCGCGCACACCGATCGCCTTGAGCGAGACCATCATGGCCGCCTGCATCAGCACGCCAGCCGCATCGAGCGGGTCGCCGATGAGGTCGCTTGCCGTGTTCGCGAGCGCTTCCGCCCAGTTGTCCAGCTGCACTTGATAGGCCTCGTCGGCTGGCGGCTCTTTCGCCCTCACGACCGGAACCCCCTGATCGCCTCGGAGACGCGCCCTACCGACGTGCTGAAGCGATCGGCGAGGTCTTTGACGCCCATGCTCGGCTGCGCCTCATACATGGCCCGTACGGCCTCCTGCTGCTCCGGAGTGAGCCGAGGCCATCTGGACCGGGCAATCCGCAGCGGTGACCGCCGGCGCGTCTGGTCGGCCAGCTCGTGCAGTTCGGCGATGCCATGCTCGTCGGCGAGCTGGTGAAGGCGGTCGCGGATCTCGGGTATCCTCACGCCTGCTTCCTCCATCCCATGGGATTTTCGACCCACGCGTCGATGTCGCTCTCGTACCAGGCGACAAGTCCGGCGCTGATCGGCTTAGATGGTGGGAACGTGCCCGCGTCCATGCGGCGATAGATCGTCGTGCGTGACAAGCCGGTACGCGCCTTCACCTCGGCTAGCCGGACAAGGCTGTCACGTCGCCGGTCCATCGCCGCCTCCCTGGTCTTGCTGCTTGCGATGATGCGCGGCGTCTTCCATCGCCTTCATGTCGTCGACCCACGCCTGCTCGCTGTCGTACCAGCGTTCGCCCCTCTGGATGCGGCCATCCGGCTGAAGGATTGCGTGCTGGTTCTCCAGTTCGGTGAAGTCATAGTCGACGACGACCGGATCGAGGCCACCGTACTGCCCGTCTCGCCAGCCGATGATTGGCTCGCGATGAACCCACGGGCCGGGGTCCTCGATGCCAGGCATATAGCCGAAATAAAGCAGTTCGAAACCGGGCGTCGCTGGTACGATCGGCGTCGACTGACGCACGATCCTGTTGATATCCGCGTCGTTCACGCGGATATCGCGACCGTCCTTAAACTCGATGAAGGCGGGGTGCTCACCGCCGCGCGCGTCCTTCCACGCGTGTCGCATCTCCTTGATGTCTGCGATCGGATAGAAGGAGGCGCCGACAAAACCTCTGATCATGAATTGCACGGTTCATTCCTTTCAATTTGGGCGATGCGGCCAGGCATGCGGCGGATCTGGCGCTCGATCGCGATCAGCGCCGGCCGCACCCGCTGCGCAGTGCTTCCACCGAACTCCCGTCGGTCGATCTCGACTCGGATGAAGTCGGCTATTCGATCTCGCATCTGCTCGCTGGCGGTTAGCTCGCGGTCCGAGGGGCTGGTCATCGCCTTGCCTCCAATCGACCTATCGCTGCGACACCACGTTCGCTGAGCACGAGTGTCCCGCTGGTCGTCATGTTGAGCCAGCCGCCCCGGCGCAGTTCCTCCCACTCGTCAGCGCATCGCCCGACGATGATGATGACGGCTGCACCGTGCCGATCGCGCTGGATGCATGCCCCACTCGAGAGATGCGTGACGATCTCCTCCTTGGTCAGCGGGGCGGGGATGATGGGCGCGCTCATGCCGGGCGCCTCCGCTTGGGATGAAGCGCTGCGGTGATGATGATCCGCACTGCGGCTGGCAGGCCCGGCGTGTCGACCAGTTCGGCCAGCAGCACAGTGGCGCAATCGTCGTCAGCGCAGCCGATCTCGGGATGGAACCATGGGTGCAGCCTGCCATCGGTGCCGATCGTGACGGCGCCGCCTATGCGACCCCAGGCGAGCAGCCAGGCTTCGGCCAGCAACGGCGGGGCGGGGGGGCATGACCCCGCCGTTGCTGACACTCCCGCGCGGGGCGGCGCGGGAACTGAATTGCACTGGTGGGTCACGCCGCAGCCTCGACCCGTTGGCGACAATCGATCACCAGCTTTGGCTCGTGATCGATGATGTAGTCGATGACAGCGCTGCGGCGATCTTGGCCGATCACGCCCAGCCCACCGGCGATTAGCGCCTGGCAGATGAAGAACCGGTCGCCGTGGCCCCCGTCTACTTCGCCATCAGGCTCGCCAGTGTAGAGCCAGTGGCTACCGTCATGCTGAATGACAACGTAGACCTTCATTTGTGCGCGACGGCTAGCGGCGATCCATCCTGCGGGATCGAAGTCGACGCGGCCGAGGGCTAGCATGCACCGGCCCAGGTCGCAGTCTCGAATGTCGCGAGCGATAGCGATCTGCGCCGCATCGTCGTGAGTGCCGCCGCTACCGGTCAGATTTTGCTGGTCGAGTTCGAATAGAAACCCGCCAGCGTCCTCGCTGGTGCACGTATAGCCATGCTCACCGAGTTGGTTGACGTACACCTTGGCGATGAAGTCGCCAGGCGTGAAGCATGGAACGTCCATCAAGGCGAGAAAGGCGGCGGCGCTTGCTTCAGCCATGCCCCCGTCATCAGGGTCGTCAACGAACGCCGTCCAGCTCGCGCTCCAATCATGGAACGCCTGCGCCATAGCAGAGCTGACGCACGGACGCTGAAGCTGGGTCAGTTCGCGCTCGATCTGCTCGATCCACGCCGGGTATCCGGTCCAGCAATAAGCCTCCCGCTCTCGCATAAACGCGAGCTTCGCGCCGATCTCGGCAGCAGTGGCCGCAGGGAAGCCAAGCAGGCGATCAAGCGCGGCAGACTCGGCTTTGCTCTCGGGGCCGTGCAACTCCTCATCGAGAGTGATGCCAGGAACATCGCAACAAGCTGAGTAGGCGCGCGCAGCTTGTTCGAACTCCGAACGGGCGGCAGAGAAATCAGCGGTGATATGGAAGCGCATCGTTATGCCTCCTTCGTGCTGGCGTTGAGGTAGGCGACGTCACGCAGCAGCCATGGCCCCGCTTCGTCGAGCATGTTCTCGTCGATCAGGATCTGGATTTTGCGCGGCAGTTCGTCGCGCTCGGCGACGAGCGTTTTCATCAGCCGCTCGACAAGCTTGTGATTGCTTGCGGCTCGTTCGGTCGCGGTGACGAGATCGCGTAGGGCGGCAAGATCGTCGGCTAGCGCGGGACGCCGCCTCTGCAAGGTGTCGAAGGCGTTGAAGGTGTCGTGCGCCAGCTTGCATATCGGCTTCGATCGTTCGTAGGCTGCGAGAGCCTGATCCCACTCCATGCACTGCAGTTCGTAGGCGACCTGGATCAGCTGCTGAGTGCTGCCATCCCCCAGGCCATCGCGCTGGAGATAGGCCGCGCGAAGTCCGGCCTGGACGATGCACCGCTCAAGTGATGCGCCTTGGTCCACATCGATGACAATCAGCGAGAGTTGAGCAGCCGCACCTGCCGGCGTCGTGGCCCAGTTCCCTCGAACAAAGCCTTCTAGGGCTATGTGCTCGTCATCGAGCCGATCGGTGTGCTCTTTCGACCAGTCGTCGGTGGCGCAGCCGTTGATGTCGTCCTGCTGGTAGAGCCAATCCCTCCAGCTTCGCACCTTCTCCCACGCGCCGATGATCTCTTCACTGGGGTGCTCAGGATCGTAGGCGGGGAAGGTGCGAGCAGCGTCAATGGACGCCAGCACCTCGGCTACAGAGTTCGGCGCGCTCATGCTGCCACCGCCCGCCGGGCACGGGCGCCAAGTATATCGAGGTCGCGAAACAGCTCGTCGAGGTGTGGTCCAGTGAAGCCGGCATTCGCGTCAATGAGGCCCAGCTTCTCGCGAAAATCATCCAGCGTAGCGACGCGGGTGCGCATCATCTGCAGGAAGCACCGACCGGCAAGATCGATGGCGGCATCACTCATGTCTGCCGAGGTGTTCGCGGCGTTCAAGGCGTTGACCGCCTGGCGCCAAGCTTGAGAACGCATCAGCTGCGTGTGGCGCGCAACCGAACTGCAGCGACTGCTCAGTGTCTCAGTCTGTGCAACCTCGCATACCGCGGCCGTGATCGTGTCGATCTCGGCGAGCTTCTCACCGGCAAGCACGAAGATCATCCAGAGCGTGTACGCCTGCTTGCTGAGCCCTGGGCCCTCGACAGGAACGTCGATGAACGCCTCGCGCATGCCTTCGATATTGCTGTCGAGCAGGGCTCGCAGGCGGTCGATGAGGCATGCCAGGTCGCCGAGCGCCCGCGGCACGTTGTTAATAACGGGTGGTGCCCACTCGATCGCGGGCTTCGTCTCGGTCTGGGCCATGATCAGCCCTCCCGCTTCGGCGTGCAGCCGATAAAAATGGTGGAATTCAGGCCCAGCCACTGCAATTCAACGAAGCGGCCGGGGCCCTCATCGTTCGTGTCCATGCGGCTGATGTAGGTCCGCCCCCAGTCATACCAGGGCTCGATGGCTTTCAGGATCTTGTTCGCAGCCTGTGCTGCTGTCGTAATCGTGGCGCGCATCAGCGGCCTCCCCATCAAGAGTGATGCAGGAGGTTGGCGGAGGCCGGCCCGAGCTTGCTACGGACGCACGGCGCGCTTTTCCTTACCTGCGGCTCGGAGGGTCAGCGGCCATGCGGCGATCGTCTCCGATGCCGCTAAGTGTTATGATTTTCATAACTGTGTCAATACGAGATCGTAAAGATAATCAGAACGTCGTCAGGCCGCCTGTCACGCGACCGATCACTCGGAAGTCGGTAGAGCCTATCGAAAACGGCACATATTCAGGATTATCGGATACAGGTTCGAACCGCGAAGGGTCGGTGCGGTAGCGTTTGATTGTTGCCTCCCCCTCGCTGTTTCGCAGAAGGTAGAGCTTGCCGCCGTAGACCTCGGTTTGCTCAGGGTCGATGATCGCAATCGAGCCTTCAGGCAGCAGGACGTTCATGCTGTCGCCGACGACCTCAACCGCGAAGGTGCCTTCCGTGCCCGCTGGTACCCAGACCGTCTTGCGTGCGACCTCAATGGCTTCGAGCCATTTGCCTGCGCCTGTCATCCCGATCAGGGGGATGTCGCGGCCGGCCGCCCCGCCGTCTTCTAGGCCCAGCAGCTCTTGCAGTTGAATGGCCTCATCATGCTTCAGGGCGCGCTGGCCCTTGAAGAGCATGCTAACAGCAGAAGGGGCCAGGGCGAGTTTCGTCGCCACAGCTCGCTGCGGTACCCCTGCTGCCTTAAGCGCCGCTAGGAGCTGGGCTGACGACAATCTGATCTTTCCGATGCTCATAGATGCGCCTTATCGCGCCCTTCTCCCCTAAGATATTATGAATTTCGTCACTCAAGTCTTGATTTGAGACGTGAAAAGCGGAACATGCGGCCGATGTCGGAAGTCGCAGCCATTTTCTCCGAGCGGAAGCGCGCTTCCGCCCTCGCCGCAGAACTGCGGTGTCCGAAGCAGACCGTCTACTCTTGGAAGCAGAAGGGCGACATTCCACCGTGGCGGCGTGCGGCCGTGCTGGCGGCTATCGGGCGCCTCGGCTTCGAGGTTCCCCCAGCAACGATCGCTTACCTCGCCAAGGCGAAGGCCTGAACATGCCGCGCATCACGGGAGGAGCAGGGCATCCGCCGCGCGGCCTGCCCGAGCATGAGTTCCGGGAACTCGTCGACCGCGCCCGCGACAGCCACTCGATCTCCGACATCATCGGTCGCCACACGGATTTGAGGAAGCGCGGTTCGCGCGAGATGGTCGGCCTGTGCTGCTTTCACCAGGAGCGCAGCCCCAGCCTGGAAGTGAACGACAATAAGGGCACCTACCATTGCCACGGCTGCGGCGCTGGCGGCGACGCGATCACGTTCCTGATGAAGCAGGAAGGCATGACCTTCCGCCAGGCTGTCGAGGTTCTGACGGGCGACGAGTTCCCAACGATCAGCGAAGACGAGCGCGCTAAGCGCAAAGCCGCTGGCGAGCGAGACACAACCGACCGCATCACGCTCGCCCGCTCGATCTGGGCGCGCACCGTCCCAGCCGCGGGCACACCAGCCGGCGTGTACGCGCAGGTTCGAGGCATCACGATCGATCTGCCGCCGACGGTCCGTTTCGTCATGACGCCGCGCTGGCGCGATAGCGAGACAGGCGAGGTCGGCCGAGATCATCCGGCGCTCGCATGCGCGCTGCAGGACGTGACTGGGGCAGTCGTCGGCGTCCAGTGCGTGTTCCTGATGGATGGCGGGCGGCGCAAGTTCGAGCGTGCTCGCCCAGACGGCACCAAGGCGAAGGCGAAGCTCAGCTTTGGCGTGATCGTCGGATCGGCACTCCGGCTTGGTCCAGTCGCCGAACATCTTATCGTCTGCCCCGGACCGGAGAATGGCTTGAGCCTGCTGCAGGCAATGCCCGACCGTTCCATCTGGGTGGCAGTCGGCGACGCGCTGCTGCCCCAGGTCGCCTATCCGCCAGAGGTGCAATCGGTCTGTCTGGCCGGCGACAATGACCAGTCGAGCCGAGCCTCGCTTGCCAGGGCACGCGAAACTGCGCTCTCTTCGGGCCTGCGCGTGTCAGAGGCATACCCGCCCGACGGCTTCAACGACTGGAACGATCACCTGCGGGGTATCCGTAAGTGACACTGGAAGCAGGCTTCAGCGCGTTCGACGCGCCACCGCCGGAGACCCTCGGCCAACCGATCGAGTTCCGGCCGTCGGTCGGCGATCCCGAGGAGTACCCGCTCGCGGCATTGCCGCGGCGGCTGGCCGATTGCATCCGGGGCCTGGTCGACATCGTGCAAATCCCGGTCTCGATCGCTGCTCAGGCCGTGCTCGGCGCGTGCGCCATCGTTGCACAGACCCGGATCGAAATCGAGATGCCAACCGGCGAGGTCATCCCATCGTCGTTGTTCTTGTTCACCGTGGCGGCCAGCGGCGATCGCAAGTCCAGCTGCGACAAGCGCGCCCTCGGGCCCGTCTATCGGCGCGAGAAGGAACTGCGCGAAGGCTTCGAGCCGAAGCAGCAGCAGTTCACGATCGAGAAGGCGGCGTATGATGCGGCGGTGAGCGCCGCCAAGCGCGGCAAGAAGTCCAAGTTCCAGATCCAGGAAGAGATGGAGGCATGCGGCAATCCGCCGACGCCGCCGGCGTTGCCGATGCTGCTAGTCGAGGAGCCGACGACCGAGGGCATCGTGAAGCTGCTCGACGAAGCATATCCCTCCATCGGGCTGTTCTCGGACGAGGGCGCGGCCTTCCTTGGCGGCTACAGCATGCAGGACGAGCAGCAGGCGAAGACCGGTGCTGTGCTGTCGCAGCTATGGGACGGTAAGCCGATCAAGCGGGTTCGCGGCACGGACGTAACAAAGATCCTCGACGGCCGGCGCATGTCACTGCACCTGATGGTCCAGCCGGGCGTCGCGATGAAGCTCTTCGGCAATAAGGCGCTTCGGGACCAGGGCATGATGAGCCGCATGCTCATCACGTACCCAAAAAGCATCAAGGGCCAGCGCCTGTGGCGCGAACCGACCCAGCAATCCCGTGATGACCTTGCGGCGTACCAGTCGCGGCTGAGCAGCCTACTGCAGGGCGCATTCTCGAGGATGAACCCCGAGACGCGCGAGTTGGAGTTTTCGAGGGTGACGCTCCAGCCGGATGCGCGTGTCATCTGGATCCAGTTCAGCGACCACCTTGAGAAGCAGCAAGGACCGGACGGCCAGCTCGCCGAGATCAGCGACCTAGCGTCGAAGATGGCGCAGCATGCCCTGCGGCTGGCAGCGGTCATCTCCTACTTCGAAGGCGGTGAGCACGTCGTGCGCGACGGCATATCACCGGCCGCGATGAACGCGGGGATCGCGCTCGGCCAATTCTACCTCTCCGAAGCTCTGCGCTTATTCAACGCGGGCTCGGTCGACGAAGACTCCGACAACGCGCACACGCTGGTCGAGTTCATCCGTAAGGAGAAGCTGATTGCCGTAGGCAAGCGCTGGCTCGCCCGCAACGCGCCAAAGAACGTTCGGCCTGCCATGATCCTGGCCAGAGCAATCAACCTACTCGTGGAACAGGGGCACCTTGTGCAGCTGGCTGGCGGCGGCGAGTTCAAGGCGCGCGGGGACAAGCACAAAGAGCGGCTGGTCTACACTGTCGTCTATCCGGACGATGAGAAGTGAGCTTTGAGCGCTTCAACCCCGGCGCGTTTGACTGGGACACGCCGGCCAGCTTGCCGCCTGCCTCGATGCCGCCAGCGGTCGACGAACGTATCCAACAGGCACTTGCTGCGCTGGATGATCTCGAATGCCGCCGTCCATCTAAGGCGATGTCGGAAATGCGCTGGCACCAGCTGCTCAAGGATCTTCGGCACATCGGCGACGACTGGCTGGACCTGGCGCTTGCGTGCGATTGGTCCCTGCTAGACCTGTTCGGTGCACCCCCGCTGTTCGCCGGCCGCGTGGGACTGATGGGTGTGGGCCTGCTGCTTCAAGGCCGCCCTATCGAGAGCGTCGATGGCAATCGCATCGTGATTGCGAACCGGCTGGGCGAGCCCAACGTGTTCTATCGCCATGCCCCAGGCGTGTCGGTGCCCTTCGACCGGCGCGGTCGCCAGCTCGTCTGGGACGTGCTCGCTAGGCTTGATAGCCGATGACTGTCGCCGCTGTCGCAAGTGTCGCACCGTCAGCGCAGAAGCCCGGTTTTCTGCGGAGTTCGAGCTACTGTCGCGACAGTCGCGCGACAGTAGCTGCGACACCTTCGAAATTCGGCAAACACCCGGCCGGCTGGGCTCACCAGCGGTGCTCGAGAATGGCTGAAAAAGCCATTCTGACCCGGCTGGCCTTAGCAAGATTTTGGGGTGCGGGGAGGGGGTCACCCTCTCCGGCTATGCCGTCGAGAGGGTGCCCAACCCGTCAACCCCGCTTGGGGCTGCGGAGCAAGGCCGATGCGGCAAACTGAACTTCAAAGCCGACGAGTTGAAGATGATCCAGCAAGGTCTCCAGTATGAGTATTGAATTCGCCAGCGTTCCACGTGTCGGCACGGTGCTGTCGATCGATGGGCAGACTTACCGCCTGATCAAGGCTGAGCCCTACACACGGAAAGACGGTGATCCGTCGTGGCTGCTGAAGTGGCGTGCGCCATGTGCAGAATGCGGTGATGACTTCGAAGTGGTCACGGGCTTGCGGGGCAAGAACCCGAACCGTCGCTGCGGATTGCATCGGGCACCGCTCACGCGAGTGGTCAAGGGGCGGCGGCGATCCGATCAGGTCAAAATAGCTGACAATGGAGCCAGCGCATGACGACGACTTGGTGCATCCTGCGCACAGCACCGAGCCGCACAGTACCGCTGGTAAAGGCGCTCGCCGCTGCCGGGTTCGAGGTATGGACGCCGCAGGAGACATCGTCCCGGCGCGCGGCTCGATCCAGGATCGAGAAGGAGGTCGTGGTGCCGATCACGCCGTCGATCGCCTTTGCCGAGTACGAGCGGCTGCCCGAGCTAGTGATGCTGTCGCGCATGCAATCCCCTCGCACCAAGACGTGGGACGATGCGGCGCGCGCATGGATTTCCAAGCCCGTGCCGCCGTTCAGCGTCTTTCGCTTCTTGGACGCATACCCGCGCGTCGCAGACCGCGACCTTGATGCACTGCGCGTCGCTGAGCAGCGGGTCCGGCCGAAGGGCAAGGTCCGGACGTTCGCTCCCGGCGAGACCGTGAAGCTGATCGGCGGCGGGTTCGAGGGCCTGGTGGGCACCGTGCAGGGGATGCGAGGCCAGCACACGCTGGTGACGTTCGGCGACTGGGACATCCCGGTGGCTATCGCCGCGGTGAACCTGTTGCCAGTCCCTGGTGCCAACGTGGAATAAGAGAAGGTCTTCGGAAGGCACAGTATGATCTGAGGGACGTCGTGTGTTGACCTCGGTGTGGACCTCGCTGATAGTAGCCGAGGCTCCAGTATTTATTGGTGCACAAACCGGGGGGGTTAATTATGGTACGTCGTTTGCTAGCGGGCGCCATCGCTCTGCTGTCTAGTGCTTGCGCAACTGGGCCATATGAGTGGAAATACGGCCAGGACAAAATCGTGCCCGGTCAGTTCAGTATGACGAACACCGATCGCAACGGAACGGTGCTGACTTGGCCTTCACATGCTGTGGCGGCAATCGTTTACCCTAACGGTGACACGGCATGCATACAGAGTGCACAGAGTGCAAAAGCCCGGAACTCGTCGGGCAACGGCAACGTCAGCTTGTCCCTCGCTGGCGGTGAAAAGGTCGGAGGCGCGCTAGGACAAGCGATCACTGAAGCAGTTGCGTCCATTCAGGATCGGAACGATGTCGCTACCTTTCTCGACGTTGCTCTCTTCCAGATTTGCACACTTGCCAGAAACAAGAACCTAACGGCGGATCAGACTATCGGCCTTATTGAGAAGGCGTTGGCCACTTCCGAGGCGATCGCGAAGGCGCGGCCGCAAACCACCAAGTCGGGCAGCGCGCTGATAATTCCAAACGGCGCAACTGTTCAGGTCAAGGACCCCGCACCAGAGCCGACGGCTACTGCTAGCGCAGCGGCGAAGTAAAGTCAGGCCGAGCCAGGAACGCAGAAGCTGTACTTACTTCTGCGTTCCCTGGTTGCAATCGCTAGATGGTTCATGTAACGACAGGATGGCCTTAACGGGCTGGCTGCCAGGAGCAGCATAGGCGAGCTAATTGGACTGGCGCCCATCGGGTGAGCCGCCCTTGCCACCTTCCGAGACGAAGCCTCGCTTCTCGCGGCGTGCGACGCAATCAAGCTAATCGGTAGGTGCTGGTGATGGATCAGCCCAGCTGGCGCACAGACAAGCGCTCATCCAATGAGCGCGGCTACGGTGCCAAGTGGCAGAAGGCCCGGCTCGCCTTCCTCGATGCCAACCCGCTCTGCGTTCGCTGCGATGCCCAGGGCCGATCAGTGCCGGCGACCGTCGTCAACCACCGCGTGCCACACAAGGGCGACCTCAAGCTGTTCTGGGATCGCAAGAACTGGGAGCCGGTGTGCAAGCCGCACCATGACGGCGAGATCCAGCGCGAGGAGCGCAGCGGCGTCGTGCGCGGCACTGGGCGCGATGGCCGGCCGCTCGATCCAGCGCATCCATGGAATAGGAGCAGGTGTTGGCCGTCATTCACTTAATCACCGGCGTGCGCCTTACTTTTCGTACGCCTTCCGAGCCTCGTCCAGCAGGAAGAGCCACTGCCTTGCAATGTTGGTCATCTGCTTGTGAGCCTCGACCACCATGCTGTCGATCGTGCCCTCCGCGGTCGGCCATGTCACCACGGTGAAGGTGGTGAGGTATTGTTGCTTCTCGTCGTAGATCGTGAAGCGGTGCTTCGCGCCGGCTCTATCTGGCAGGGCATCGAACCCTTCGTATTGGATGCTTGAGCTCGTGAGCCCGTCTGTCGGGACCAGGTGATCAGCTACTTCGGCCATGCACGCTCCTCTAATGAGAGAGGAGAATAGGTGCCAACAAGCGAGTCGAGTCAATCCGAGCGAGGGTGCCTGCAGGTCGTTCATCAAATCGGGGCCGTGAACCTAAACAACCCACCCCGGGTCAAAACTCTGAGGGGGCCGACCGCCTAGACCGGTCACGGCCCTTCGTGCGCACTGAGACCAATTTTTGAGGGGGGAGGGTTTCGGCCCGAGAGCCCCGGAGGCCCACATGGCCGATGTGATCGCGATCGAGGGAGGCGACGGCGTCCCGCCCGAGCCGAACTGGATCCGCTACTTCGGCCGCAAGGCTGATCGCGACGCCGCATCCGAACACTGGAAGCGGATCATCAGCGAGATGCGTGCGGCCGAGAAGCTGGCGGTCGCAAACATGCACGCGATCCAGCGGCTGGTCGTCGCCTATGTCGAATACGACATGGCTGCCAAGCAGGTGCTGAAGCTCGGGCCGGTAATTCCGGCGCCGCGCACGAAGGTGCTCACGTACAATCCTTGGTGGACCGTCCAGGCGAACGCCGCCTCGCAGGCTGAGGCACTGGAAAAGCAGCTCTGCATCTCGCCGCGCGACCGTGGCAGCGGTGCTAAGGTCGAGAAGAAGGCCCGCAAGTCACTCGGCTCCGACAAGTACCTGAAGCGCCGTGGCGAATAGGTTCCTCTCCGCCGAAGACCCGACCACCGCCTGGGCGAAGGCGGCAGTCGAGGGCAAGCTGTTCACGGCGGGCGAGCTGGTGCGACACGCAGCCGAACGTCACCTGCGCGACATGCGCGATGGCGAGAAGCGCGGCATCTTCTGGCGGCCGGACGCCGCCGCGCACGCGCTCGAGTTCCTGCCGTCCGTCTTCCAGGTAACCGACGGGCCGGCAGCAGGCAGTCCGTTCTACCCGCTCGAGTGGCACACGTTCGTGATGGGCTCCCTGTTCGGCTGGCGCACCGCGACCGACCGCTGGCGCTTTCGGTCGGCCTGGCTGGAGACCGGCAAGGGCCAGGCCAAGTCGCCGCTCATGGGCGCAATCGGCGTCTATATCATGGGCTGGTGCGACATCGCGCGGGCGCAGTGCTACGCGATCGGCGAGGACAAGAAGACCGCTAACGTGCTGTTCCGGGATGCGGCGGCGATGTGCCGCGCGACGATCCCCGGGCATGACGAAGGTGAAAGCCTCGAAGCGCTGGGCGAAGTCGTCATCCGCGGCGAACTGGAGAACGCTTGGAAGATTGAGCATCCGGACTCGGGCTCATTCTTTCAGCCGATCGCCAGTGGCGAGAGCCTGTCGGGGCCGCGCCCCAACTACGTTGCCGGCGACGAGATCCACGAACTGACCGACGAGAACGTGCTGCAAACGTGGAAACGCGGCATCGACAAGGTCGCTGGTCACGCGCTGATGCTCATGGGCACGAACACGCCCGCCACCTCGCAGCACGTCGGCACGGCGTACTCGGAGATGTACCAGCAGATCGCCAAGGGCGAGGCGCGGGACGATAGCGCGTTCGCGTTCATCGCCCGGGTGGACAAAGCCGACCGCGAGACCGTCTTCGAGAACGAGAAGTGCTGGCAGAAGGCCCTCCCCGCCCTGGGTGAGACCTTCCCGATCGAGAACATCCGCGAGACCGTGGCGAGTGCCCTCTTGCGGCCCTCCACCAAGTCCAGCGTCAAGCGCCTCTACTTCGGCATCGACACCGCCGCGGCCGACTTCTGGATCGACGAAGAGAAGTGGGCGGCGGTGCAAGGCCCCGTCGACGAACGTGCCATGCGTCATCGCTTCTGCTGGCTGTCGCTGGACCTGTCGCAGAAGAACGACCTTACGGCGCTCAGCGGCGCCTGGCAGCCGATCGGCGATGAGCCGATGGCGGTCAAGAGCTGGTATTGGACCACCGAAGAAGGTTTGAAACACCGCGCCGAGACTGACCGGGCGCCGTACGTCGAATGGGTCGAGGACGGCCACCTGGTTGCCACGCCTGGCTCCACGATCGATTACACCTACGTCGCCATGCAGGTCTCGCGGCTGAACGCCGAACAGAGCGTGCAGGAACTCGTCGTGGACCCTGCCTTCATCTCGGGCTTCATGGACGCATGCGCCGAGGTCGGGCTGGAGGTGTGGCTCTACGGCGGGCCCGATAAGCCGGTCGGTCGCGGGCTCAAGATCGTGGCGCATGCCCAGGGCACGCGCGTCATGTTCGAGGACCGGCAATTGTGCATGCCGCACTCAATCACGAAGACTGAAGACGCCATCCTTGATCAGCGGATCATCATCGACAGTTCGCCGGTGACCTACAGCTGCGCCGCCAACGCGGCGATCGATGCGGACGGCCAGGGCAACCGGGCCTTCAACAAGAAGAAGTCTCGTGGCCGCATTGATGGGATGGTGACCACGGCGATGGCCGTTGGCGCCGCCACCGCGACCGTGAAGCCCAAGAAGAAGTCGGTCTACGAGAGTCGTGGCATCCGCCGAGTTTGACAGGAGGGTGCATGGCGTCTGCTGAAGATTATCGCCGCGCCGCCGGCTACCGTCGATCAACACCGACTGGCGTCGTAAAGTACGGCGCGCCCGATCAGGCCGCCGACCGCCGTTCGGTCTATGCCTATTCGGTGCACGATATCGCAGGCGACGGCGATCCGGTCCTGGCCTCGTTTCTGCGCGGCGGTCGAGAGGCAATGACCGGCGTCGCGATCAGCGACAAAATGGCGATGCGGAACTCTGTGTTCTTCCGCGCCACCTCGTTGATCGCCGGCTCCATCGGTATGCTGCCGCTGGACATGTACCGGCGCAAGGCGGACGGCACGACGGAAAAGGCGCTCAACCACCCGCTGCACTCGATCCTGAAGCTGGATCCGCTTGGCAATGGGGCGATGACGCCCAGCGAGTTCAAGAGCTTTCTCCAGCTCGCAGCTCTCCTGGACGGTGGGGCTTATGCCCGCGTGATCCGGCTAAACGGTAGTATCCAGGCCCTCGTGCCGTTCGCGCGCAAGACCGTCACAAAGGAGTTTTCCGGTGGAACGCTCCGCTTCAAGCACACTCCAAAGGATGGCCGAGTAGAGTACCTCGCGGCCGCCGACGTGTTCCACTTCCGCGCGCCCGTATCGCTAGACGGCCTTCACGGGCTTGGTTTGCTGGACGTGGCGGCCGACACCATCGGCCTCGCGCATATCGCAGAGCGCGCCATGGCGAACCTGCTGCGCAAGGGCGTGATGGCTGGCGGCGCACTGCAGGCCAAGGAGTCACTCAGCGATGAGGCCTATGCTCGGCTCAAGGAGAGCCTGCGGGAAGACTATGCCGGTGCGGAAGCCAGTGGCGACTGGATGCTCCTGGAAGAGGGCATGGAGGCCAAGCCATTCTCCGGCTCGGCCAAGGACACGCAGCTGGTCGAACTCCGCAAGTTCGAGGCAGAGCAAGGATCGCGCTTCACCGGCGTGCCACGCCCGCTGCTGATGTTCGACGAGACAGCCTGGGGTTCGGGCATCGAGCAGCTTGGGCTCTACATGGTGGTCTACTGCCTGCTTCCGTGGTTCGTGACCTGGGAAGAGGCGATCTGGCGGCTGCTCAGCCGACAGGAAAAGCAGGCTCGCAACGGCGACGTCCTCTACGCCAAGTTCAACGAGCGCGCGCTGCTGCGCGGCTCCATGAAAGACCAGGCCGAGTTCCTGGCCCGGGCCTTGGGCTCGGGCGGCGGAATGCCGTGGATCACGCAGAACGAAGCCCGTGAAACGCAGGACATGAACCCGCATGCCGACGGCTCCGAACTGCCCCGCGCGGGTACCGCGGCTGCCGCAATTGTCGAGGACCAACGATGATCCGTAAGAACCTCCTCGCCGTCCTGGCCGGCCGCCCACCTGAGATCACCGGCATCGGTGGCGGTAGCGGTTGGCAGTTCGAGATGAAGGCGCTGGCCGATGACTTCCGCCACTTCGAGGTGACGGCGCTCGCGTCGGACACACCCACCATTTCGATCTTCGACTACATCGGCGACGATGGCGAAGGCGGCGGCGTCAACACCAAGCGCATTGCTGCCGCGCTGCGCTCCATCGGCGACAAGCCGATCAACGTCGAAATGAACTCGCCGGGCGGCAACTACTTCGAGGGGGTGGCGATCTACAATCTGCTGCGACGCCACTCGCAGCCGGTCAACGTGCAGATCCTCGGCATCGCCGCCTCCGCCGCCTCCGTCATTGCCATGGCTGGCGACACCATCGAGATCGCGGCGAACGCCGAGATCATGATCCACGAGGCACAGGGGATCTTCATCGGCACGAAGTCGGAGATGGCCGAAGCCGTGACCGTGCTCCAGCATGTCGATGATGCCATGACCGCTACCTACGCCGCACGCTCCGGGCGGCCCGCGGAAGACTTCGCGGCGATGATCGCCGGCAAGGACGTCTACTTCCGCGGCCAGGAGGCGATCGACGCTGGCCTTGCCGACACGCTGATGGAGCGCGAGGCGCAGATGCCGGTCTATGCCTCGACCGACGACTTTCCGAGCGACAAGGCATCGCTCGATCGCTTTCTCGCGAAGCAGAACATGCCGCGCAGCGCGCGTCGTGACCTGTTCCGCGCGATGGGAGAGGGCACGCGCACCGCTGCCGATCCCGACCCTGCCACGCTTCGCGCTGGCGACGACGCCGAGCCCTGGTTCGCCGGGCTCACCGCCCTTTCCGTCTGAAGGAAACAGACATGAACATGATGACCAACCTGCGCGGCCGTGCCGTGTCGGGCCGGGGCCTCGTCGCCGTCCGCGCCGAAGCTCAGCCCAAGAAGATCGCCAGCATCGAGGATCTGAACGTCGCCTTCGAGGCGTTCAAGAAGACTCACACCGACCAGATCGACGAGATCAAGGCCGGCAAGACCGACGTCGTCACCACCGAGAAGCTGAGCAAGATCGAGGCGAACCTGGACAAGCTCCAGGAGACGATCGAGAGCGTCAACCTGAAGGCCACTCTGGGCGACGGGCACGACAGCGAAAAGCCGCGCGATCCCGAGTACACTGCCGAGTTCCAGGCCTACTTCAAGGGCGGCGCCCCAACGGCGAAGCTCGAAGAGCTGCGCGCGGCAGCTACCAAGACCGACGGCGAGGGCGGCTATCTCGCGCCGATCGAGTGGGACCGGACCATCAGCAAGAAGACCAAGGTCATCTCGCCGATGCGCCAGAACAGCTCGGTCATCACGATCAGCGGCGCCGGCTTCAAGAAGGTCTACTCCGACGGCATCGTTGGTTCCGGCTGGGTTGGCGAGACCGCCGCACGGCCGCAGACCACCACGCCTGGCCTGACCTCGCTCGGTTTCACGATGGGCGAGATCTACGCCAACCCGGCGGCATCGCAGGGTCTTATCGACGACGCCGAAATCGACATCGAGGCATGGCTCGGTGACGAGGTCTCGGTCGAGTTCGACAAGCAGGAGGGTGTCGCCTTCCTGTCCGGCGATGGCGTCAACAAGCCGGACGGCGTGCTCACCTACGTCACCGGCGCAGCCAGCGCGGCGAAGCATCCCTACGGCGCGATCCTCGCGCTCAACTCGGGTGCTGCTGCGGCCGTGACGGCGGACGCGCTGTTCGATCTGCAGGCCGATCTGCCTGCGGAGTTCGTGCCGAACGCCAATTTCTTCATGAACCGCGGTTCGCAGGCCGCCTTCCGCAAGCTGAAGACGACTGATGGCGCCTATCTCTGGCAGCCGAGCCTCGCTCTCGGTGTTCCGCCCACCCTGGCAGGCGAGCCGGTTGTCGACATGCCTGGCATGCCGGCGGTGGCGGCCGGCAACATCGCCGCGCTCTACGGCGACATGGTGGAGACCTATCAGGTCATCGACCGCACCGGCGTTCGCGTCCTTCGGGACCCGTACACCGCCAAGCCCTTCGTGCTGTTCTACACGACCAAGCGCGTCGGTGGCGGTGTGAAGAACCCGACTTCCATGCGCGCCCTGAAGATCAGCGCCTGATCCTGACGGGGGTCGGCTTCGCGGCCGGCCTCCCCACTTCGGAGAACCACCATGAGCAGCACCAAGCAGACGGTCGACACGACCGACATCAAGACCTCTGACGTGCCCGGCGTGTCGGACACTGCTGGGATGACCGAGGACACCCTGACGCCTGCCACCCAGGTGGCCGCCAGTGGCGCCTTCATCGAGCCCGAGATGGTCGACCGCATCGACGTCGACCATCCGGCCGTCGACAACCACCCGCGCAAGGGTCAACCGAAGATCGCCAACCAGATCGACTTCAACGACCCGCACCTCGACACGCAGGCGTCGGTCGAAAAGAACATGGCCGAGCAGAGCAAGTAAGCTCGTCGGCCTGATCGGCGGAGTTGCGCCATGTCCCTTCCTGTAACTCTGGACGAGGCAAAGGCGCAGCTCCGCGCCGACGGCGACGAACAGGATGCCGAAATCCTCGACTTCATCCGCGATGCAGCGGACTGGGTCGAAGGCTTTACGGGTCACATCCTTGAGGCTCGCGAAGTCACCGAGCAGTTCCGCGGCTTCGGCCCCGTGGCGCTCCGCGCCTGGCCGATCGCGCCCGCCGCCGTTCCGGCCGGTGCCTACCTGAACGATGCCGGTGCGCCAGTCGCGCTGGTCGGAGCGCAGCTCGACCTGAGCCGCCGTCCTGCGCGAGTCCTACCACCCGCCGGGACTTTGTTCTGGCCGTTCTGCCGTGCCGACCAGCTGTTCACGATCACCATCCGCGCTGGCTACGAAACCCCGGCCGATGTGCCGCGCCAACTGTGCCGCGCAATGCTCGTGCTGATCAGCGCCTATGACGCCGATCGCGAGGGCGGCAGCACGTTCGCCGACGCGGAGAAGACCGCGCAGCGGCTCTGCCATCGTTTCAAGCGGCACGCGCTATGAAGAAGGGCCCGCTCAACAGGCGCATTCGCATCGAACGCCCTCTGCCCGACCAAAGCTTCGATGGCGCCGGCTCTGGCACTTGGGAGCCTGTCGCCGAGGTCTGGGCCAATGTGCAGGACGCTATCCCGAGCCGCGGAGAACGGCTGGCCGACGGCATCAATGTGGCGGCGCGGCCGGCTCGGGTTCGGATACGCTACCGCCCCGGGATCAATAGCTCCATGCGCGCGCTGATCGGCCACTATGTGAAAGACGACGACGACCAGCTTGCCTGGGTCACGGATCGCACGGTGCAGCTGATTACCGAGCCTGCCGAACTCGGGACGCGTGATGGGCTCGAGTTCATGGTCGAGGAGTATCGGCCAGCGGGCAATCCTGCCTGATGGCTACGGCAACGGGCCGCAGCGAGGCGTCCGCCTACATTGCGTCGCTGCCAGAGCAACTCACCCGCTTGCTGCAGGGCGCCGCCCGTGCGGGCGGGCGCGTGATCGCAGATGAAGCGAAGTCCCGCTCGGTTTCGGATGAGGTAGCTGACGCTGTCGTGATCCGGACCAAGAATGACGACCACCGTGTTGTCGTTAGGGTCACGATCAAACCCGGCTGGACCTACTCGCGGGCGCTCTGGCTGGAATACGGGACATCGCCGCACTTCATCAGCGTGGACGACGAACAGCGTCAGGCTCTGGGCATAAGGCGGATCAACGCCAAGGTGAAGGAGGCGGACGGGGACGGCTCGCTAGTCATCGGCGGCAAGTTCGTCGGCAAGACTCTTTTTCATCCTGGCGCACGTCCTCATCCCTTTCTTCGACCTGCGCTCGACACGAAGGAGGCCGAGGCGGTGACGGCGATGCAGAGCTACATCAACGCGCGCGTGTCGCGCGCCGGCATTGCGCTCACCGACGATGGTGATGGCGCGTGACCGGTGCCCTGATCATCGGCGCGCTGCTCGAAGCGGACGGGGCCCTTGTCGCCGTAGTCCCGCCCGAGAACATGAAGGCCGGCCGCCTGTCGGAGACCGCTACCCTTCCTGCACTGCTGGTGCGGGTGGTCAGCGGTACCGAACAGCACCCACTCAAGCGCTCCGGATGGGAGCGCCGCACCGATCGCGTCGCAGTGCTCGCCCGGTCCCAGAGCTACCGCGAGAAGGGCCACTTGATCGGCCTTGTGCGCGATTGCTGCTCCGGCCGGACTGGCGACATCGGCGGCGGCATCCGCGTCTCGATCCTGACTGCCGGTCTCGGCCCCGATGTGGATGGCCCGGGCAACACCTTCGAGCAAACCCAAGACTTCCGCGTCTCGTACGATGCGCCCGTTTGAAACAGGAGACGACCATGACCGACAAGACCAAGAGCGCCTTCATCATTCGCGACTTCAACGATGCTGGCACCGAGCAGAACTTCACTGCCAACGACGTCCTGCCCGTCAGCGAGGGCGCATTCATCAACTACAAGGCTGCCGGCCTCGCCCGCGAGGCGACTGCCGAGGAGCAGCGCGCCGCCAGCGCCGAGGCAAAGGGCGGCGCCTAACCAGTTCGTCCGCCCGCGCGGACGGTTTGAGCCGGATCGACCGGCACCCCCCCAAGGAGAAGTAAGATGGGAACCACTACCGCAGCGGGCACCGCGATCGCAATTTCGGCCGCCGTCCCCGCCACCCAAGACGCTGCCGGCTACGCCGCGCTGACCTACACCGAGATCGGCGGCCCCGATCAGCTCGGCACCATCGGCGCCACCACCGCGAAGGTCGAGTTTCAGCCCCTCAAGGGTGCGAAGCAGAAGCACAAGGGCTCGACCGACTACGGCTCGCTTCAGCCCTCGATCGCACTGGACGGCGCCGACGCCGGGCAGATCCTGATGCAGACCGCCTCGAACCCGACCAACAATGCGCTCTACGCGTTCCTCGTTACCTACCCGGATGGCGCCAAGCGTTACTTCCAAGGCCGTGTGTTCGGGTATCCGGAGGACGTCGGTAATGCCGACAGCATCATCATGGTCAAGCCGACCATCGAGATCAACACGCCCATCGTGAAGGTCGCGGCGGCGTAATCCACCAGACACCGGTCGCCCGCACCGGCTTTCACGCGCCAGCCCGGCTTGCTCATCGCGGGCTGTGGGCCGGGCTGGCGCACCTTCCTTCCCGCGAAAGGACTTTCCCATGTTCGATATCACCACTCAGCGCGTCGTCGACACTACCACCATTCACCTCAAGGGCGCGGATGGCACCCATTTGTACGATGACGGCAAGCCCGTCGGTATCGTGGTCTATGGCCCCGGCTCGACAGAGTTTGCTGAGCTCGAAGATCGTCAGCATGCGCGCATCGTTAAGCGGATGCAGGACAACGACAACAAGCTCGACATGATCCCGAAGGAGCAGCGCGACGCTGAAGCGGCCGACGACCTGGCCCGTGTCACTGCAGGCTTTGAGAACTTCGAATATCCCGACGCTACCGGCAAGCAGGGCGTGGAGCTGTACAAGGCCCTGTACTCCGACAAGAAGCTTGGCTTCATCAAGGAGCAGGTGCTGAAGGCACTGCGTGACTGGGGAAAGTTCAAGCCCGCATCGACCGTGGGCTGACGCTCTACGTGCGGCAGATGGCGTGGCTGAATGCCACGCCCAAGCCGCCCGAGGGCAGTAAGCGAGCCAAGGCTGAGGGACAGCCCCTAGCGCTGAGCCGGGCCGAACAGATGAAGAAGGACGGCATCGTTCCGCCGATGCCGTCGAACCCCGCCCCGTATATCCTAACCCGGCTTCTCGAGATCGGTCTCACCGAAGCGGCTGGAATGGGTGCCGGACCCATCAGCTGGCAATCTATCACTGGATGGCAGCATGCCTTCGGTATCCGGCTGCCGCGATGGGAGCTGCGGCTGCTGCGTAAGCTTTCGGTCGAGTACCTGGCGGAAGGGCGTCGGGCCGAGAGCGAGAATTGCCCTGCACCTTGGCGCGCTCCAGTCAGCGAGCGCGAGAAGGAGGTCGAGGTGGACCGCTTGCGGCTTCTGCTTGGGTGAAGATGGATGTATCTATGCCCCGTTAAAGGGGGATCGAATATGCGGATGCCGGCGCTAGTTTTATTGGCCGCATTGGGTTTGGCGGGTTGCGGTGACGTTCGGGACACGAAAATCCACGACATCGACTTCACTGACGGCGCAGCGGTACAAGAGGTTGCGCAGAAGTTAGATCCCGACGAGCGGGCGGCGTTTGGTCGCTACGTTATGTCACGCATGATGGCTGGGGTCGGCAATGAGATTGTGACCGCCAGTGGCGCGGAGCCGGCCACAGTGCGGGATGCCATCAAGCTTTCTGAGGCACAGGAAGCGAAGACGAAGAAGCATAACGATCTGATGGATCAAAGAAATAAGTTGGTCGATCGTATCAATTCTCTACTCGGCGAGCAAACCGAGCCTCTTAGCGCGAGCAAGCAGGCTGAATACGAAAAGCTAAAGTCTGAACTCGCGAGCTTCGACAAGCAAATCAAGGCATCAGATAGGTAAGCCTTTTCGATTAGGTTGGGCGATTACCGCAAGGCTGAACTAGAGGACGGTCCAGTGATGGGCCGTCCTCTTTTCCATAGGAGGCTCGCATGGACGAAGAAGGTGCGATGCTCGGCGTCGGCTTCGCCATCGACTTCCATGATAGCTTTGGGCAACTGCGCTCGCTGGATGATCTGATCGGCGTCACTCAGGCCAACGCAGTGCGTGAGTTTCAGCGCCTTGAGGCCGCCAGCAAGGGGGTATTGAACCTCGCTGGCGCCACGGCCCAGCTCACCGCCTTCGGAAACTCGGTTTCGCGAGAAATGCAGTCAGCCGCTCGGGATACGGCCAAGGCGGAGAATGCCGGCGAGGCGCTGGTGCGCCAGCTGGAGCGGCAGAACACCGCATTCGGCCTTTCCCGCGCCGAGTTGCGCGCAAACAAGGTCGAGATGGCGGCCGTCGCGGCCGAGCGCACCGGCCTTTCCGAACTTGCGGAACGACTGATCAACAGCGAGATCGCGTTGCAGGCCAAGGAAGCCGCTGCAGCCGAGCAGGCTGCGCAAGCTCGTATCGCGGCGGCAGAGCGCGCTGCTGATGCCGAGATCGCCTCACTGCGCGCGGTCAATTCGCAGCTCGCCGTGCGGGAGCAGCTTGAGGCTGCTATCAGGGCCAACACTGGCCTCGGGCGGGAAAAGGCGACCGACCCGGGCATGGGGGCCACCTACAGCGCGCTCACAGCCAAGTTTCTTGAAGACGAGAAGCGGGATAAGGACGCCGCTGCGCTCGCCACCAAGCGACTGGCCGATGAGCAGCAGCGCCTCGCTGGCATTGTTCAGGCGTCCCACGCAGCCCAGATGGCGGATGCCGCGGCGGCCGAGCGCCTTCGCGAGACGACTGACCCGCTCTACGCCGCCACGAAGCGCCTGAACGCCGAGATTGCCGAGAGCACGCGCCTCTACCATTTGGGAGCGACCGCGCCGGCAGAGTACGCGCGGCAGCAGCAGGTCCTGACCGGCCGATTGAACGAGGTTGGCAGGGCGCACGATGCGGTCGTCAAGGCAGGTTCCCGCAATTCCGGCATGCTAACCCAGCTGTCGTTCCAGCTGAACGACGTCGCGACCATGGCCGCGCTCGGCGCGCCGCCTATGCAGATTTTCGCCAGCCAGGCAGGTCAGATCTTCCAGATCGCCCAGATGGCAGAAGGTGGCATGAAGGGCTTCGCTGCGTCGATCGGTCAAGCGACCAAGGCAGCGCTGCTGTTCACCGTGACCAACCCGATCCTGCTCACGTTGGCGGCAGTCGCGGGCACCGCGTACGTCGCTCTGACGAAGTTCCAGGGGCAGGTGAAAGACTCCGGCGAGTTGACCAGGTACCGAGACAGCCTCGGCCTGACGCACAAGGAAATGCTTCAGCTCAGCGACGGCGTCGACAAGGCTGGTGGCAAGATCAAAGCCCTGGGGGACGTGACCGTCACCACGGGCGATGTCATGTCCGGGCTCTGGAAGGCGCTGTCGGACAACGCCGATTTCTCAGGTCCGTGGGACAGCCTGAAGAGTTCGGCATCTGATGCGTTCGACTCGGTGCTGAAGGGCTGGCTCACCGTCTCCTCGGGGATTACGGCCGTGATCTACGGCACCTTCGATGCCGTGAAGATTGTGTGGGGCAGCTTCCCCGCAGTCTTTGGCGATCTGTTCGTTCAGGGTGTCAACGCTGCGATCACCGCTCTCAATGGGCTGGTGAAGGCCGGTGTCGATCAGCTCAACGGCTTCATCGCATCGGCGAACAAGCTGTCGTTCGTGCATCTCGGCAACGTCAGCGCCCCCCAGATCGACCCTCTTGCGAACGCAAACGCGGGCGCGGCGGCGAAGTCGGCGAAGGAACTGGGGGACGTCTATACCAACGCCTATGCGCGCGCGCGCAAGGCTGACGACGCTTTCTGGGCGCAGGTCGGTCACAACGCTAAGCAGAGCGCCAAGGATCGGATGGCTGAACAGGCTGCCGCGATTAAGGCTGATCGTACACCCAGGAAGCCGAAGGTAGATCACCATGCCGAGCAGCTGGCACGTGAGAACGAGGCGATCGAAGCGCAAATCAGGAACCTCTATGCGCTTGCCGACGCCTATGGCGTGTCTGGCGCTGCGGCGCTGATCGCCGAGGCTCGGGTCAAGGCGGAGAGCGACGCGATCAAGAAGCGCGGCGATATCGAGGTTTTCGTCAACCGCCAGGTCCGTCTGGCCATCGCCGAGCGGGTTAAGGACGCGGCAAAGGCCACGGCGGCTCTCAAGGATCAGGCTGATGCGCAGGCCCGTGCCAACCTCATGGTTGCGGCCGGTATGTCGGTCTACGATGTCGACAACCAGGTAAAGGATGACATCGCTGATCAGCAGCTGCTGGCCGCGATCCAGGCCGCCAATCAACAGCACTTGGCGAAGGAAGCGCAGGCGGCGGCTGACATGCTGGAAAAGCAGCGTGCAGCCCGTCAGAAGTTGCGCGCGGAAGAGGAGCAGACTCGGTTCGACAAGGACGCAGTAGGCGGCGCCAATCAGCTCGCTCTACTCCAAGCCGAGATCGGGCTTATCGGTGCCAGCGACGCGGCGCGCATTCACGAACTTGCGACGATCCGGGCTACTCAGGAGGCGCTGGAGAAGTACCAGGACGTTGCGCACCAGCAGGCATACGTCAAACAGCAGGTGGCTATCTCGGACGCTACTCAGAAGCTTGCAGACGACACTCGCGCCTACAACGACGCCCTGACGTTCACCGCCGACAAGTGGGACATCATCGCCGGCAAGGTGCAGGCTGCTGGCCAGGGCATGGCTGACGCTTTCGGCACTGCCGGTCGCGCGATCGGCGACATGGCCTCCATCTACGCGAACTATCAGGCGAGCCGAACCCGCGCCGAGCAGGAGCATGAGGCCGCCATCAAGAGGGCCAACGGCGACGAGAAGCAGCTGGCGCAGGAGCGCACTCTTTTCGCGCTCCGCTCGTCGGGCGCGCAGATCCAGGCATTCGGCGACATGACCGACGCGGCGAAGGGCTTCTTCAAGGAGCACTCGGCCGGGTACAAGGCCATGGAAGCGGCCGAGAAGGTGTTCCGCGCGATCCAGCTGGCGATGTCGCTGCAGTCAATGATCCAGAGCGCGCTCGAGACCACCACCCGGGTGACTGGGGCGGCGGCACAAGCAACTGCGGAGGGCACAGCCGGCATCGCTGCGCAGTCGAAGCTTCCGTTTCCGCTCAACATCGCCGCCATGGCGGCGACGGCTGCCGCTCTGGTCGCGGCCGGGATCTCGGTCATCGGCTCCCTGGGCGGCGGCAAGAACACGCTGCCCAAGGCCAACGACGGCACTGGCACGGTCCTGGGCGACGCCACGGCGAAGAGCGAAAGCATCAAGCGCTCGATCGACGCACTGAAGGAGGTGGACACCGTCATGCTCACCTACTCGCGCCAGATGGCGTCTTCGCTCCAGTCGATCGACAGCCAGATTGGCGGCTTCGCCTCGCTGGTGCTGCGCACCGGCGACGTGAACGCCAGCGGCAGCGTGACGGAAGGCTTCAAGGCCAACGCCATCGGCTCGGCGCTGGGTGCAATCCCGCTCGTGGGAGGCATCCTCAAAAGCCTGTTCGGCATCTCGACGAAGGTGGTGGGCAGCGGGCTGTTCGGCGACGCGCAGTCGCTGGGTGACATCCTCGGGAGCGGCTTCGACGCGTCCTATTACAGCGACGTGCAAAAGAAGAAGAAGCTGTTCGGCATCACGACGTCCACGAAGTACTCGACCAAGTACAGCGATGCGGACAGCGGGCTGGAGAACCAGTTCACGCTGATCCTGAGGCAGTTCGATCAGGCGATCATGGCCGCCGCTGGTCCGCTCGGCGTCTCGACGGACGAGATCACGCAGAAGCTGAACGGCTTCGTCGTCGACATCGGCAAGATCGATCTGCAGGGCCTGACCGGCGACGAGATCGAGGAGAAGCTCAGCGCTGTGTTCGGTGCCGCGGCGGACGACATGGCGAAGGCCGCGTTCCCCGGTATAGAGAAGTTCCAGAAGGTCGGCGAAGGCCTGTTCGAGACGCTGGTGCGGGTCTCGTCGACAGTGGAGAGCGTGAGGGCCTCGCTCGGCCTGCTTGGCTCGGCCGGTGTCTCGATGAGTACCGACGTCAAGATGGCGCTTGCTGGCCAGTTCGACAGCGTCAGCGACTTCACCAGCGCGGCCAGCACCTACTTCGAGACCTACTATAGCAAGCAGGAGCAGGTAACCGCCCGCACCGCGCAGATGGCCCAGGTGTTCGCGAGCCTCGGCGCGACCATGCCTAGCTCGATCGCGGCGTTCCGCTTGCTGGTGGAGGCGCAGGACCTGACCACGGCCGCCGGACAGTCGACCTATGCGACGCTGCTGCAGCTCGCGCCGGCCTTCGCGGATCTGCAGTCGGCCATGTCAGGCGCCAAGAGCGCGGCCGACATCTTGTCGGAGCAGCAGGACCTTCAGCGCCAACTGCTCGAGCTACAGGGTGACACCGCGGCGATCCGCGCGCTGGACCTCGCCGCGATCGATCCCAGCAACCGGGCGCTGCAGCAGCAGGTCTGGGCCTTGCAGGACGCGAAGGATGCTGCTGCTGCGGCCGATCAGCTGCGCCAGGCGTGGTCGTCGGTTGGCGACGGGATCATGGCCGAGGTGAACCGGATCCGTGGCCTCACCGATGGCTCCGCGACGGGCAGCTTCGCGCTACTGCAGGGCCAGTTCAACGCCGCCACTGCGGCGGCGCGCGGTGGCGATCAGGATGCAGCCGGCAAGCTTGTCGGGTTGAGCCAGTCCTTGCTTACCGTGGCGGGCAACACCGCAACGAGCCGGCAGGAGCTGGATCGGGTCAAGGCCCAGGTCGCAGCGAGCCTGGAAGGCACCGCCGGCCTGATCGCTGCGATCACCGGTGCGAACACCGGAACGTCTTCGGCATCGGCGCTGGCCTCGGCCGCAACCACGACGCAGGCGAACAGCCCCGCAGCCGCAAACGACGACTTGCTCACCGAGCTGCACGCGCTGCGCGACGAGGTGGCACAACTGCGCAGCGACAACAACGCGGGCCATGCGGGTACCGCAGCCCAGGCCGGGCGCTCGGCGCGCGTGCTCGAGGACGTGTCGGCCGCAGCTGGCGGCCAGGCCATCAGCATTGCCGGTGAGGCCGCGTGAGGGTCGAACTCGATAACGGCGAGGTCATCGAGCTCGGCGCCACGGAAGAGACGCCGACGATCGGGATCACCGACTACAGCCGGCGCGTGACGGACGACTTCGGCGTCACCACCGTCGTACCGCGCAATTTCGCCCGGCGCATGTCGGTACGGCTCCTAATGCCGACCGACGACGTCGACGCGCTGCAGATCCGGCTTGCGGCCCTACGCGCCACGCCCGCGCACTGGATCGCTGACGAGCGGTTCGCCTGGCTCGGCTTCCGGGGGTTCTACAAAGAGTTCGAGATCGACCTCGCCGTGCCGCCAGCGAGCTTCTGCACGCTGACGATCGACGGGCTCGCCGCAGCCGAGCCCTTCGACGATCCGGGCGGCGACCCGGCCCCGGCGGGCAGCGTCTCGACCTTGCAACTGTTGCAGCCTGCGGAGATCGCCGGTCCGGCCCTGATCGCAAGCAGCGTGGACGAGAGCGACTACCCCGAGTGGGACGGCGGGCTTGCCTATCCGCTCGGGGCACGCGTCATCAAAGGCGGCGCGCACCGGATCTACGAGAGTGCTGCGGACGCCAACCAGGGCAACGATCCGCTCGGCGTCTCGGGCAAGTGGACCGACATCGGGCCGACGAACCGCTGGGCCATGTTCGACCAGGCGCTCGGTTCGGTGACCACGGCCAACGGGTCGATCGTCGTCGAGGTGCAGAACGGCACGATCGACGCGCTGGCGCTGCTTGACGTCGCGGCCGAGAGCGTACGAGTTCAGATCGCCAATTCCTACGACCAGACCAAGGAGCCAAACGCAGGCGGCTCGGTCACCTTCCTGGACATTCCATCGACCACCGACTCAGCTGTCGTCACGATCACCGGCGCAGGCGCTGTGTCCGTCGGTACGCTGATGATCGGCAACCTGGTGGCCTTGGGCAACACCGAGGCGTCGCCGACGGCCGGGATCACCGACTACAGCAAGAAGGATATCGACGACTTCGGCGAGGTGACGATCGTCGAGCGGGCATGGGCCAAGCGCATGAGCGCCAAGGCGCTGATCGACACCGCGGCGATCGACACGGTCGCAGGCCGGATCGCTGCGGTGCGAGCCCGGCCGGCGCTGTGGATCGCCGACGGCGAACTGGACGCCCTGACGGTGTTCGGCTTCTTCAAGGATTTCTCGATCGAGGTCGGCTCGGCCGTCAGCAAGCTATCGCTGTCGATCGAGGGCCTGAGCACTGCCGGCAAGGTCGAGCCGCTAGGCGCGATGGTCAACTGGCCTGACATCGCCGATCCGGACGGAACGAAGCCGGAGGACAATGCCACCGTCGGCGCCCCCGGCAACAGCCCGGTCGGCAGTTCGACTGGCAACCAGGTGTCGGACGGGCTGGCGGCCGTGCAAGAGCTGACCTCGGGGCTGCTGGCGACGATTGGCGAGATCCCCGAGGGCGCTACGGTCGCGCAGGAGATCCAGCGCGTCGCCGCTGCAGAGATCGGCGGCAACCTGCTGTCCAACAGCGACTTCGCCAGCGGTAAGGTCAATGGCCTGGTGCCGGGCTGGGGCTTGGTCTCGGAAACGCCCGCCTCGTTCTTCTGGGGCGTGGACAATGCCGGCTTCGTCGTTCCCGGGGAGCACTACCAAGGCCTGCTCTGCCTTGAGCCGAACGGTGATCGCAGCGCCGCGCTCGTCAGCGATTGGGTGGCGGTCCAGGCCGGCCAGTGGTTGCAGATCTCGGCTTGGCTTGCGGCCCGCGAGTGCGTTGCCCGCATCAGGATGCAGTGGGGCGATGGTGCTGGCAACTTCCTCCAGGAAGGCGCGCAGAGCGACCGGGTCGGCCCGCCGTTCACTGGCGCGAGCAGCCTCGACGCGTTCAGCCGGCTCTGGTGCAAGCAGCAGGTGCCGGCGGGGATCGGTGCTACGTCGGTTCGCTTCGTGCTCGACAAGGGGCCATACCTCGCGAACGAGGCGGGCAATCTCAGCTGGGCCTTCATGCTGCGACCGATGCTCGCGCTCGCAAGTGCCGAGCAGACGGTCCCAAGCAACTATCGCCCGGTCGGTGGCGGCGCAGGACTTTCCAGCGCCACGGCGCAGATCGAGGATAACCGGCTAGCCGCGGCGTCGGATACGAACGCCGTGGCGGAGCGGGTCGAAACTGTCGAGGCCAAGTTCGCGCCAGGCGGTGTCGTGCCGACTGCCGTCGCCCGCATCGAGGAGGTCTCTCAGGCAGCTGCGGCCGATAACCAGGCGGTTGCCCAGCGCGCGACCAACCTTGAAGCGTCGGTCGGAGGCCCAGGCGGGCTGATGGCCCGCACCAGCGTCGTCGAGAACGTCGCGGCAGATGCATATAGCCGCGTCGCGGGGGCAAGCCTGACGCTGGCCGCGATGGCCGGGGATGGTCGTGCAGAGGTCGCCATCTTCGCCTACACGCAAGACGGCCAAGTGATCTCGGGCATTCGCCTGACTGGTGACGTCGAGATCGTGGGCAATCTTCTCGTCAGCGAGTCGATTACCACGGGCAAGCTCGCACCGAACGCGGCTTCGTCGATCAACTACTTCTTCTCGTCGACCGCTTCCGCCACCAGCGCCACGACGGATTGGACGGACCTCTACATGGGCGGTGCCCGGGTGCAGGTCGCATCGTCGGTGCCGGATACCGGCGGGATCATCTTGCTCGACGTGTTCTACTCAAGCGGCACGCAAGAGGGCTCGATCGGGTGGGCTGCCGCCGCGCGCATCGTGCGCCACGACGGGAAGGTGTTCGTGCCCGCGCAGGAGCTTGGTGGGCAGGTGGCGCTGCGGGTCATCGATGAGGCGCCGATCGCGAACGCGGTGAACACCTACGTCCTGCAGACCGCCAAGGAATTCTACACCGGCGGCCAAGCCGAGGACATCCACATGTACAACGCGCTGCTCACCGCAGATCTGAGGAAGAGGTAGGCCATGCTCGCGACGCTCTACAACAAGGCGACCGGCAACCTGGTCGCTTCGGTGAAGATAACGGAACCGCAGGAGCTGCTCGCGCACCTCGCCAGCGGCCAGGTCGGCGCGATCCTGGGCAGCTACGATCTCACGCTCCTGCAGCTCGACCTACAATCCATGACGATGAAGCTGACCGAGGCAGGGCAAGCGGCCAATTTTACCGTGCCGCCCGACCAGCTGGTGTTCCTCGGCGCGCAATCCGCAGCCGTCGTCTGACGCCCACCAACCCGAGAAAGGCAGACTGAACCATGAGCACGACCACCGCCGCAGGTACGGCAATCGCCATCTCGGCTGGTTACCCGATGGCCCAAAGCATCTTCGGCTACTCGGGTCTGGCTTACGTCGAGATCGCTGGAGTGGAGCAGATCGGGACCATCGGCGCGAACACGAGCAAGGCCGAGTTTCAGCCGCTCAAGGGCCCCAAGCAGAAGCGCAAGGGCTCGACGGATTACGGCTCGTTGCAGCCGACCATAGCGCTCGATAGTGCCGATGCCGGTCAGGCGCTTCTGCGCGTTGCAGCAGAGCCGTCGAACTCGGCGCTGTACGCTGTTCGGGTGACCTACCCGGATCGAAGCAAGCGCTACTTTCAAGCCCGTGTGTTCGGCTTTCCCGAGAGCGTCGGCAACGCTGACTCCATGATCACCGTCACCCCTACAATCGAGATCAACACGGCAGTCATTCGGGCGCTCAGCAGCGACTCAGATGATACCCCGTCAGATCCCGTGCAAACGATCGAGTTCAGCCCCAACGCCTTTGAAGGAGCGACCCAAACCGCTCGCATCAAGAATGCCCTTGCAGCCATGAAGGCTGCAGTCGGCCTGCCTACTCAGCTTAATCTGGCGCTGGACACCGCGACCATTCCCAACACCAGCAAGTGGGTTATTACGGAGGCCATCCAGCTCGGCGACAATATGACGCTGTTGCTCAATGGCTCGACCCTCAAGAGCGCGGACGGCGTGTTTGACAATGTGATCCGCAACGATGGCATCAAGCCCGATCCCGCAAATCCGAATGGCAAGGTTCTCTCTGTAACGCAGAACAAGAACATCAAAATCATCGGCATAAATGGCGCCAAGATCGAGGGTCCGGACGTGCCATATAGCGCGCCGCATCCGGTCAATGGCGGTACCGCGGTGCCGTGGGTGGGCGACGATTATGGCTGGCGCACCTGCAACATCACGATGACGAACGTGGACGGCCTGGAGATCTCGGGGTTCACGTCGGACAAACCGCGTGCCTGGTCCATCACGCTCAGCCATGGCGTGAAGAACTTCTACATTCACGATCTCGCAGTGAAGTCGGCGGTGCCCAACGGCGACGGCATCGACGTTCGAAACGGGTGTTCTGCTGGCCGGATCGAGCGTATCGTCGGCGACACGCAAGACGACATCGTTGCCGTCTGCGCGGCGGTTCCGTTCGAAGATGGTTCGCCTTACCCAATGATCCCGCTCGGGTATGCCTCAAACCCACTTGGTGACGACACATTCGACATCGTGATCGACGGCGTTTCCGGACATGCCCACAGCGGCAACAATGTGCGCGCATTTACGAGTGGCCAGCTCGGCACCTCCCTGCACGACATCACAATCCGCAATATTCATCAGACCGGAGGTGACAAGTGTGTCAACATCGGCACATTCAGCACTTACGTGCCGGCCGTGGGTGCCTTGCGAAACATCACAGTCGATAATGTAGTGGCAGATAGTGCACCGATCGCAGTCCAGATCACTGCGGTCTTGCAGGACGCTCAATTCAGCAATGTCCAGGCCAAGGCGAACTACGCTGCTGCTTACTCGTGGAGCAACGCAGTTCGCGATGGCAGCGTTCGCACGACCTTCACCAATATCACCAACGGGCCGATCCCGGTTCCGGCGGCGCCCGGCAATGGCCTCGATCCCGTTCTGACGAATGGCTCGATCTTCCTGGGAGACATGAGCCACCCGAATAATCCGGCGGCTATCGTAGGTGCTCCGACCGACAGCATGGCCATCCCGAACATCGCCTTCAACGAGGCGATTGTTCTGGCAGGCGGAAACTCGGCCGCAGAGTGGAATGGGCGGGTCGGCACTAACCTGGTGACCACGGGCGCAACCCCCGAGGCCAAGCTGGAGCGCAGTGCCAAGGGCGGCTTGCACGTTATCATGTCGCGTGCAAACGACGCGGACGGGCACGGCCTCTTCGTCGGCGAGCGAGGCAAGAGCACCAGGCTTACCCAATACATTTCCGCCAATCCGACCCATCGATACGGGCTGTGGGTCTGGGAGCGTTGCACGCTGCTGGAGACGGCGACGGACTCAATCAACTCGATCATCTACAGCGCCGCGGGCGGTGCAGGTGATATTCTGGTGAAGCAAAGCCGTTATCAGAACAATGGAAACTCCGTAGCCTCCAACGCCAACCCAGCCCTGCCACAGCCTGTTGGAAATCGCCGATGGGGACTTGCGGCTACGGGCTTCTCCCAGGCCGCCCCTACCGCATCTCCGGACGTTTGCGCGCACTTGTGGAACATCGGCAACATGGTCAACGGCTCGGCCTCGCTGCATAAGTCCCGCTCTGCCATCCTCTACCGCATCTACCTGGAGGATCTGACCGTCTCCGGTCGGGATTTCGCAACTGTGGACGCGCTCGATGCTGCACAGTGGTCGGCAGCGACCGGAACTGGGGGGCGCTATGAGGCAGCCACCGAGACCTTCACCAATCCGGCGACACTCGCCTGATGCATAGCGGGCAGCGCCGCTGCCCAGTTAAACCGATGATGCTACTTGCCGCCTTCCGCTAAGGCCTACGGCGGCAAGTAGTGCGCTTCGTTTTTGCAGCCACCACGCTTCGAGATGTCCAAGCGGTACGCGGGCCTTCAATGCTGGCTTCTCAACGACGTGCCATGAGAATGCAGCGAAGAAGGAAGTGATAATGATCGCGAGGATTGTATTCACAAGCATTCCGCTCGTCGGCTTGAACGTGACAAGCGCTTGCTGGATCGGCCACCCGTAAAGGTACACTCCATAGGAGTAATCCGCGCCTCGTAAGATACGCGCCTTGCGGAAGTTCGTGAGGCCAAGAGATACGGTCAGGTATACGGCCAGGATCACTGCCAGGTATTCACCGTGAGGGACTTCAAACAGCACAAGGGCACCCACGGCGGCGCAGACCGCCAGTGCCGGTGAGTTCGGGATAAATCGGCGGAATTGGAACGCCATGACGCCGTAGAGGAAGCAGAAGATAAGCTGCATCCCCTCCACGTGACCGGCAAAGTACGGTACCGTGTCCCACCAGTACCAAGCGAGCGCAGCGTGAACGATCGGCACGCCGAGCATCAGCCAAGGGCGCCGGATAGCGCCGATGAGAAGGGCGATGCTGATCGCCATGTAGCAGAAGAGTTCCCATTTCACCGTCCAAAGCTGGTAGTTCACCAGCCCTGGGTTTGGATTATGCTCAAAGACACCCGGCAGAAGAAAGCTGATGTGTCCGGTGACATTTACCAGGTAACGTAAGAATACATGGTTATGAAAATACTCGTCGAGCGGTAAAGTTGTGAATGCCGGGCCGAGCAGCAGCGCGGACAAGAACACCTCTACCACAAGGGCGGGGTAGATCCGGATCGCTCTGAGCCCCAGGAACTTCACAAGTGTACGGGACCGCTCCAGGCTTCCTGATACTAGAAAGCCGCTGAGCGCGAAGAACATCGGCAAGACAATCATCGAGACCGAGTGAAATCCCAACGCTCGATAAAGCGCACCCGACTCCTTCGGCCCCAAGCAGATGCCTGGCGCATGCAGCACGATTACCGCCAGCGCTAAGCTCACGCGCAAGTAGTCAAAGCCGGTCGGGCGTCCACCCGACGCTTCGAGGTCCGAACCAAATGTTCGTTGGAATAACTGTTTCACTGCGGCCCCCTGAATGAGGAGTTCTCCCTATCATGCTGCAACGCAGCGAGCAATCGAAGCGCTTTCTCGACGCGCGCCGGGCTGTCACAGGCCCGATGAACAACGCCTGCCATGTTCGCCCGGGAGCCTAGCTGATGATCCTCGTGGCCTACGTGACAAGCTCGGAGTCGTGGCTATGACCACCCTGGTGATCCTCGCTGATGCGGCGAACAGTCTCGCGGCGCGCTCGGTGGAAGTTGGGCGCACGGCCATGCCTCCCAGCTTCAACGGCGACCCGTCTCTGTTCATCTTCAACCTCTTCCTGATGACGGCGATGACGTTCCTGGGCGCCATGATGGTCGGCAAGCAAGCCGAGCGCATCTGGAAGCAACGCTTCTTCGATCATCCGAAGCACCCTGTGACGATCTACAGGGTGATCCTGTTCTTCGCGGCGATGGGGCTGACGCTACGCTGCGGCGCCAGTGCGATGGAGCTATGGGGATGGAACCCGGGCGATCCTACGACGACAGCTCGCGTCGTCATGGCCAAGCGCTGGATCGACCCGATCGCTCTTGGCTGCGGCTTGGTCTGGATGGGCCTGGCCGTCCTCGGCGAGCCTGGCGTCGAGCATCAGCTGCGCAAGCTACCGCTGCCAGGTGAGATCAATGCGGTGCGCAAGCACATGCCGAAGGTCGATATGTGGAGCCGCTGGCCCGCGCTGGTGCGTGCCGTTGCCGTCGTCGTCCTGAGTTTCACAGCTGCACTGGCAGCCGTATGCCTGCGGTAAGGGCACTCGCCGTTCTGGGGGCCGCTACCATGGGCGCTGTCGTAACTCGTGAGCCCGTGGTCTGGTGGATCGTTGGCTATCCTTTCCCGGCCGGCCCGATGGTGGTTTGCATCATGGCGGTGATCATCACCCGCGTCGTGATTGGCCTTCAAGCGCAGACCAAAGGCCAATGGGCTCTCGATCTCGCCATTAGCGCGCTCTGCCTGCTGGTGACCGTGCTGTGGGTGCAGGCTCACCAGCTGGACCTGCTCGCCGCCGGGATCACCGGCATCGGCGTCGGCGCTGCCGGCGCAACCCTGATCGGTTTCGCCAAGAGCGCCGTCATGGGGCGCGCCAAGGCCGCGCTCGACGCCTTCCTGGGCACCGGCACCAAGCCCTGAGCGCGTATGCGCTCTCATCGAAGGATCACCGATGGACATCAAGGATCTGCAGCGCCGCATAGGCGCTGTGGCCGACGGCGTGTTCGGCCCGAAAAGCGCTGCGCGGCTGCTTGCCGTGCTGACCAACGCCAAGGCTCCCGCGCTGACGGCTGCGGACCTCCAGCGCGCCGCTGATGACCTCGCAGCACCGGTCGCTATCATCCGCGCCGTCCGCAAGGTCGAGGCGCCGCGCGGTGCCTTCGATGCGAACGGTCGGCCTTCGATCCTGTTCGAGCGCCACAAGTTCAGCGAGCACTCGGGCGGGCGCTTCGACAGCACCGCACCAAGCCTATCCGGGCCGCCGTACGGCCCGGGTGGCTACGGCTCCTTCGCCGGCCAGTACGGCAAGATGGTGCAGGCCTGTGCTCTCGATCCCGATGCGGCGCTGCAGTCATGCTCCTGGGGCGCGTTTCAGGTGCTGGGCGAGAATGCGCAAGGCATGGGCTACGGCTCCGCTTTCGACATGGCCGAGGCACTCACGGCCAGCGAGGCCGCGCACCTCGACTGCTTCGTTCGGTTCGTGCGGATGAAGCGCCTCGAGGACGATCTGCGCGCGTGCCGGCCGGGTGATGCTGACAGCTGCATCCCGTTCGTGCGCGGCTACAACGGCACGGGGTTTCGCCAGTTCGACTATCACACGAAGCTGGCGCGGGCGGCATTGTAAGTTGAGCCGCTTCAAAGGCCCGGCTTGTATCGGACTGCGAGGCGATCAACATCTTTCGGCCGGAACTTTGCAATCTGGTTTGGTGGCGGTGAGGTGCGGCGAGCCAGGTGACGAGACTGTCAGGGAGGAGGTGGCAGGCTTGACATTTCCCGTCTAGCGGTTCGACTCTCCCTACTAGAGCGACTCAAGTCGCCATGGATGGAGAAGTAGGATGCGCGACTGGATTAGCGCTGAGTGGCGCAGCGATGAAGCGGACAACTGGGATTGGGCAGCAGGGCTTTTGGCAGTTCCCGCTCTCTTGTTTTTCGCTGGTTCACTCTGGTCTGCCGGGCTGCTTTAGGCGGTAAGTGAGCCGCGCTGCGCTCAGTGATGGGCGCCAGTGATCTCGTTGCGCGCTGCCTGAGCAAGGAACGCGCTGCAGGCTCACCGAGGACTGTAGCGGCTGGAACCATTCCTACTGCGATGACCGGGGTATGATCGAGAAGTTGCGGGACTGACACCCGCCGCCGCTGCACTATGGATGTATGCCGCCACCTGTAGGAACTGAGGCGATACCCTGTGAGCTTCTCGGTTCGGGCTGTGACCGTTAACCGCTATGACAATCTCTTAATTCGCTGCGACTGCGAAATGTCGTTACCTCGAATGTCCACGACTCGAGGAGAAGCCATGCTATCTGTTAAAGAACGCGTCGTAGAGGTTAACGATAAACAGCACGAAACCCTTGACTTATTATCGATGGGCTTCACGTCTAAGGAGATCGCGCAACGCTGTGGCGTGTCCGCTTCAGCAATAGACCAGCGGATAGAGAAGCTACTCATTCGTTATCAGTGTAACGATCGCAGGGAGCTTGCCAGGACGTACCTGGCAACGAAGGTAACAAGTACCACCGAGACGCCCCAGCTAGCGGGCAATACCGATCAGCAGAGAAACTCCATTTCGGAACGGCGTGAGTCCATCCTGGATGATTGTGGCGGCTCGACCCAAGGTCCGTCCGCCGCCAGGATGAGCACTGAGCCGTCCCCGGAGGCAGGTTTCGACAGTGCTGTTGATGGAACTCGGCTGCTCTGGCTCGGCAAGCACGTTACCTGGTTAGAGGTAATCGCAATGTTGGTGCTGATCATGCAGGTTTACGAAGTCAGCAGATGAACAGTCTCCGTCCTCTTGTGACGGAAGAAGATAATGAAGGAAGACAGCAGTTTATCTAACGAAGCCGCCCACCTCATCAAGCTGTTTGAGGACCTCGCGCAGCGGGTCGAAAGGGTGGTCAGTACGATCGAGAAGCCAAGCCAGAGCGCCCCTTCTGCGCCGTACAACAAGATCGTCGAGCAAGTTGAGCCTTCGGGTCGCTCCATCCGAGAGGCACGCCCACCGCTTCCCGATCCCCGCATGGTGGGACGGATCATCAAGAACCGGCAACTCCGTTCGCGGTTCTTCGACGCGCAACTCTTTGCGGATCCTGCTTGGGACATGCTGCTCGACCTTACGGCCGCCACCGCGCTGAACCGTCGGGTTTCCGTGACATCCCTCTGCATAGCATCAGGTGTCCCACCTACTACCGCACTCCGCTGGATCGGCATTCTCGTCGAACAGGGCCTCTTCGAACGGGTGAGCGACACATCCGACCGGCGGAGGGCATTTGTCCAGCTGAGCGATCGGGGCACCAGCGCGATGGCACGGTACTTCACCGAGACTGGCACGGGCACACATCGGTGAGCCTTTACCAAGATAGCGCTTGCGCAGCCCGGTTTCGGCACATTCACTTGCACCAAGGTCGCTACCATAATCATGCTGCCGCAGGTATAGCAGCTTGCACATCGGGTTTTGCAACGGGATATCCATGATCGACGACGACTCGGCTCGGCAACCAACCCATCACACGATCCACGAGAACTATCTGGTTAGCCTGATCGATGGGCAGCACTGCGTTATGCTCAAGCGCCATATTCACCAGCACGGCTACACGGCGCAGAGCTATCGTGAGGCGTTCGGCCTACCAGACGACTACCCCATGGTGCCACCGGCTTACTCACGGCGCCGCTCAGCTCTGTCCAAGCAGATCGACCACAGCAACCGGTGGGACCCCAACACCAACATGCCGCTGAGCGAGCGGCGACGCGCAGCGGGGCAGCACGTCGCTCAGCCGACTCGTTCCGAGCCGCTTGGCCGCGGATCGTCTCGTCGCAGCTAGGGCACACATGTGCATCGCTGATCTTAGGATGCTCACGGCCTGAACCAAAATGCTTCCGCTTCATGCCTGGAAGAGCATGGCGCCTGCCGCTGGCACAACGCTGGCAGGAGAAGATGCATGGACAAGCTTGACGAACGGCGGGTGCTCTACGCCGAAGGGCTAAACGATAGCGAGATCGCACGGAGGCAAGGGGTGGCTCCCTCTGCCGTCCATCATTGGAGAACGCGCCACGGCCTTCGGCGTAACAGTTCTCCTGGCCAGATCGGCCACGAGGCGCTTCCCATGAGGCGGTTACTCTATAGCCTGGGATGGGGAGAAAAGAGGATCGCCAGATATCAAGGCGTCAATCTCTCCAGCGTGGAGGAGTGGCGGAAGCGACACGGGATCACGCCCCAGAATAGCCGCCGGAAGGACGTGGGTGAGGCAGATTTCCAGCGTCTGCAACGGCGCGTGGTAAGAGCTGTCGGTTGCTCGCTGCCGCCCGACATAGCCGCCGACGCGGCTGCCTCCCTCATGCTCGCGGTGATCGAAGGTGACGTTGCGCTGGATGCGATTGAGACGCGAGCCCGAACGTTCGGCAACAAGGCACTCAACGACTACGCCAACGCATTTGCTATGCGATCGCTTGACGAGGACATCCCTGACCGGGACGGGCTCCGGCCGATCGATATGTTGGTAGATGAGGCATCATCGGACTGGCTCGAAGAGATGGGCGCAACTGTTCACTGAGCGCTCGCGACCACCTACGCCGAAAACCGGGCGGGGGAGTTGATCGTTCGCAATCGTTAACCGGCTGGTGCTATAGCGAGCCCGTTACATCCCCTGTAGCGCAAGAGGGCGTCCCGGCTTCGGCTGGGGCGCCCTATTCTGTGTTCATCGCACTGGCTGATCTGCGGCCAAGCGTTCGTTTAGCAGGGCACGTATTTCGCAGCCGTTCGCAAGCGCGGTCAGTATCTGCGACAGTACCGGATCCTCTGTCCTGCGTGCTTCGCGGCGGGCCGAGGATGCTTCCGCTCTGAGCACACCGCTATGGTCAGTTTCGGTCATAATCGCCAGTGCTTTACCTGCAACGGGAAGAGGTGACGAGCATAGGTCGACCCAGATCGATACGCTAGCGCGTGCTAATCGTTCTAGTTATTTCGTCGGGGAACCGAGCCAATCGTGCTGGCGGCCTCACTCGCCGAAACATTGATGACGTACAGGATCAAGCCGTCATCGTTCGTCACATCGACCTGCCAGTCCTCGTCGACCCAGATCTGTTCCGCATGATCCTTCAGCAACTCGCCTACAAATTGCGCCATCTCCAACCGCAGTTCGTTCAAGCTGCCCCTTTCAAAGTCGACCGTGCTCGCGATGTGGGACTCGGTGCGAACGTTGATGTGGTACATCGCCATGCAGGGCACTCCTTTGAAGTGAAAGCCGGAGCGCCGCTACTTGGTTTCCGCATCCTGGCTTAATCGTGCGCCCTGGTCGGCCAGCTGATGGTTCCCGCTTGCTCCACAAAAAGCTGGGGAAACAGCGGGTTGCATCCGGCATGTCAGCGGTTAGTCTCGAGCCACGTTACATCCCCATGTAGCCAACTTCAGGGCGCTCCGGTTCCGGCCGGGGCGCCTTTTCCGTTTAGCCAATGCGCTTTTTGAAATGGTTGCCAATCACACCAACTAGAAGCCCAGCGGTCATGATGCTTTGGAGATGCGACACATCTTCGCCGGTCAGCCAGCGCCAGCGTGCCGGAGCGCCCATGTGCCATAGCCAGATCCCTCCGATCAAGGTGATCGCTGCCGCGGCGATCCAGAGGGCGACTATGGCGATCAGTTCGAAATGGTGGCGAAAGCGCTGATTACGATGATGCTCTTTCTCCTGAGCATCTTGCGCAAGTTCCTCGGGTGTCGCCCCGCGGGATAGCGAGGCCTCCTCGGCGAAGGCGTTCTTGAGGGATACAGCGCTGCCCGACGCGGCTAACTCGACGTCGGGCAGGCCTGGTATCTGAGGCGGCTGCGTGCCGCCTTTATTAGGATGCGGCTCTTGGCCGTTCACGCGCAAGCCGCTTGTAGTGATCAGCGATTATAGGATCTGGGATTTGAATGCCAAAAGCCCCAGGACGATAGGTTTGTGCCCAAGGTGTATTCGGCATGTGCGTGATGTTGGAAAGCTGGAGACCGCTCATGGCGCCGTAGAGACCGTAGACCTGGCTGATCATGTTCTCTTCTAGCGGGTCAAGTGAGCCTGGAGGCGCCCACATGCCGGCAGCAACGGGCGACTTACCATAGTGCCGAACGCCATTGTAGACGTCCCGAACCACCGGGCCGTACTGCCACGCCTCGACGGGCTGATCGATCAGCGCACGGCCATTTAACCCAAGCATCCAGCCATGGGCGATGTAGACTAGCTTTAATATTTGCATGGGGGTCAGCGACCGCCCTTGTTCCCGAGCAAGCTCGAGAAAGCGGTTCGCGACGATGCGTGCATCAGCCATTTTCGAACCTTTCTACACCCAGCCACCTAAGCAGCAACGTTGCGTGCACGTTGCATATAGTCATATCCCAAGGATGCGCAAATGCTGCGAACTCCCGTTCATGCCGCCCGCGCAACTTCACCGCCCGCCTGCTCTGGAGCGAGACCGGCACTGCCAGGAACCACTCGCGCCGGCTGGCGTCCCAAGACGCAAGTTCCAGCGCCACAGCATCAGCCATGGCTTCCTCGTCGCTGTCGCGCCACGGCGAGCGCGGCCGGCCGAACACCGTGATGCGGAAGCGCTCAGTCATTGGCGGTCGCCACCAAGCGCGCGATTGCGGCAGGGTCGCGTAGGTCGATCTCTTCGATCATCACCAAATCGCGTGTGATCTCCACCTTCTCGCGCAGCCGCTGCAGCACGGCCGGGAAGATGTCGCGCAGCTGCCGGCAGTCGTCCATGCTCGCGTCCTCGCGCTCGGCCTTATCATAGCGGTGCTGCGCGAGCGCGATCAGGACATCGTCGGTCATCGGCTCGGACATCAGTAGCTCGCCCAGTCCATCTCGGCGTCATCCAGCGCCTCGAACGCATCGCCTTCGGCCTGCACCGCGGTGAGCCGCTTGCGCACGTCCTGGACGCTGCCGTTCCTCGGAAAGCCCCGATCAGACTTCGCCCACTTGGCGAGATCAGCGATCCAGCCCTTCCGCTGACCTTGCTCGAGCAGCCAGGCGCCGAACGGCTGGGGTGTGCTGTCCGCATCGGTGACATCATCGAACTGTCCGACCTGGGGCGGCAACTCTTCTGGCAGCGGCTCAGGCTCGGGCGCCGGGGCGGGGCGCTGCGACGGCACAGAGGCCGCGAAATCAAAGCCCGGCTCGCTCTCGATGCGAGCTACCTTGGCCCGCAGTTCATCCAACTTCGTTGCATGTCCCATGTGCAAAACCCTCTATGCGACTCGACAGACTTCGTTCTAGCATGTTCCGGTTATGTTCTCACGTGGAAGATGCGATGGGCTGGAACGACTTCAGCTTGCCAGCGGTCGGCGAGCGCTTTGACAATGATGACGGCACCAGCCGGCAGGAGGAACTGGCGCGCTGCGAGCCGGGAGAGGACGTGCTGCTGGTGCGCGAGCCCGAGAACCCGCACGATCGCATGGCCGTCGCGGTGTTCAGCTGCCGCGGGATCCGGGTCGGCTACCTGAAGCGTGACCGGGCGGTCTGGATCGGCAGCAAGATCGACCGCGGCTATGACGTGCGCGCGATCGTCGAGCGGGTGAAGGGGGCGCACTTGCCTGGGGCCACGCTCGGGCTCGTCATGCGGGTGAGTATGGATCCGGACGTTGCGGACGAGCCCGAGCTTCTTCGTGATTGGCATGCAACCAGCCGCAAGCTAGTGGCGGTGAACGAGGGGGCTCATTATCGTGATGGACATGGCGAAGCACGTTCGGACCACCATCCGGTATGACGGACCTGAACTGTCGGGCCACGAGATGGACGTGCAGGATCTGGCACCTGCGCTGCTAGCGCTCGCCGACATCATCCAAGTGGCAAACCGTAAGTTCAACGGGGACCGCGCCGAGATACGGGTGCTAGTAAACGCCGATGTGGAGCAGAAGTGCTTCATGATCGACTTGAGCCTGGTGCAGTCGTTCCTTGATCAAGCGAAGGTGTTTTTCGACAGCGAGCGCGTTAAGACGGCGAGAGATATCGCTGAATGGATTGGCCTGATCGGCGGCGGCCTCGGAGTGACCGGCGGGGGCATTTGGAAAGCCATGCAGCTACTCAAGGGCGGCGATAAGCCGCCCTTGCAAGTCACCACGGCGGGTGGGCTCACGACCGTGATCACGGGTAGCGGCAACACGGTTGTGCTGCCCAGCGAGACCTTCCTCCTCGTGCAAGACAAGCAGATCGTGGACCGGGCAAAGACGGTCCTGAGGCCACTCCAGCGCGAGGGTTACACCAGCCTGGCCTTCCTACAGGAAGACACCGAAATCGTCTCCATCACCGATGAGGAGGCCGCCGCTATCATAGCGGCCCCATCAGATGAAATGGTCGAGACGCCAACCGAGGCCGTCTCAGTTATCCATGGGCCGGTGCGCATCAAGTCCCCCCAGTATGAAGGTCATGCCAAGTGGTCACTGCTCTGGAACGGGCGCGCGATCGAAGCGGAGATGGTTGCGCAAGCCGGTGAGTGGGTAGGCGCGTTCCAGTCCAACAAAGTCGAGGCACCGCCGAACACAGTCCTGATGGTCACGATGACGGAGACAGTCCGGCTGGACCAGAGCGGCATGCCAGTTGGCAAGCCGTCGTATGTCGTTAGCGAGGTGCATCACGTGATGCCGCCGCCTCGACAGCGATCACTCTTCGGCGACATCGAGAGCTAAACTCGTCGATTTCGCCGCTCTCCATCCAGCAGCGCCTCGGCCGGCTGCACGCCCTTCATCAGCAGATCAGCCCACTCCTGCGATAGCTCGCGCCGCCGCTCCATATGCCCCGCGCGATCGTATGCCGCCTTCACCTTGTTCTCCGGCACGTGCGCCAGCATCAGCTCGATGATCGCGGGATCGGCCAGCCGCTTATGCTTGACGGCCAGGCCGTTCATCGTCGTCGAGAACGATGAGCGCCAGCCATGGGGCACATGCCGGCCAAAGAAACCGACTCGATTGTAGAGGTAGCCGATCGCGTTCTCGCTGATCGGCCGGTGACTATGCCGCTGGCCGGGGAACACCAGCCGGCCGCGCCCGGTAAGCCGGTGCACGGCGCGCAGCACGTCGACAGCCTGCCAGCATAGCGGGACCCGATGCTCGAAGTGCTCCTCGTCCTTCAGATCCAGGATCAGCTTCATGCGCTGCGCTGGGATGGTCCACATCGGAAGGAAGGGGCCGAACGTCTCATCATCCCAGTCGAGACCTTCGAACTCAGACCACTCGGCACCCCGGACCATGCCGGGGCGTGACTGGGTGAGCGCAAGGAACCGCGAGGCCAGCTTCGTCACCGGCGAGGCTCCCGACGCCTCGGCGGCAATCAGCACCTCGCGCGCCGCGTTCGGGTCGGTGAGGGCCGGCTGCTTGCCCTTCTTCGAGAGCGGCTTGAGCGCCTTGCCGACGGCGGCGGCGGGATCGAGCGCCACAATGCCTTCGGAGATCGCATACGAATAGACTGCGGACATGCGCTGCCGCAGCCGCTTGGCCGTCTCGATCGATCCGCGGTCCTCGACTGCTCGCAATGTCTTGAGCACCATCGGCGCCGTGATCGCCACGAGTGGCTCGGAGCCCAGACTGGGGAACACATCGCGCTCAAGGCTGGTGATCACATCCTCGGCGTGCACCGGCACCCAGCGCGGCGACTGCAGGGCGAACCACGTGCGCGCCGCTTGCTCGAAGGTGACCAGCTTGGCCTGCTCCGCCTTCGCCTGCTCCTTGGCATCCTGGGCGCGCTTGCGGGCGCCGGACGGGTCCTCGTGGTTGCGGATCTTGCGGCGCGCATCGTCGCGCCTCTCGCGCGCCTCGCTCAGCTTCACGTCGGGGTACGGACCGAACGTGAGCAGCTTTTCCTTGCCATGAAGGCGGAACTTCATGCGCCAGGACTTCAGGCCGGTCGTCGCCACGTAGAGGTAGAGCCCGCCGGAGTCGGCCATCTTGTACGGCTTCTCGCGAGCCGCCGCGCTGCGCACTTCCTTGTCTGTCAGCAT